TTACTGATGATGCTCGCTTTGAGCATGACATCGAAGTCAATGGTGATGACGGCACTGTTGCTGAAGTTAGAACTTCCCAGACAACTGGTAGAGTTAACCTATTCAACGATAGCACATTCCTTGGTGGTGTTGATAGCAACGGTCTACACATCGGTGGTTTCACACAAACTATCAAACTTGGTGATGAGCAGACAAGCGATCAATTCATCAGAATTGGCAACGCTTCTGATCACTCTAACATCTTCCTTGGTGATATTGCAGACACTGCATCTAATATCTCCAAGATCCAGATTGGTGGTGCATATGGTAACAACTCCTCTAACTCTTACACTCTAATTGGAACTAAGCAATTCAGTGTTGCTGGTGATGTTCTAATCGGTGCTAACAAGACTATTGGTGGTGATATCACTGATCCTACTCAGGTCGTTACACTAAGAACTGAGGCAGGTGTTCTTAACTTCTTTACCACTCAAACACAGACAGTTAACTTCGCTACAAATGCATCTCTAATCACAATTGGTGGTCAGGGTGGTAGCACAACAGTTAGAAACAACTTCATTGTTGATGCTAACTCACGCTTCAATGGTGACATGAAGCTCTGTGGTGGTAATGCATCCTACTCCTTCGAGGGTCTAAGAGCACAACTAGGTACAGATGACTTTGCTCATGCTAGCGGTGAACTTGGAAACAATTCATTCAATAGCAATATTGATATCATCAACGTTTCTGTTCTAACAGTTGCTGATCCTAATTCTCCAACAACTGCAGAAATCGCTGCTGGTTTCAACAGAGTTGATACTGCTGGTGCTGGTGTATGGGGTGATACAAACTTCCAAGAGAGTAAGACTGGAGCAGGTGCTGAAGGTGCAGATCTACCAGCAATTACTGGTGATGAGTTCTATCTACCAATGAAGTATGCTCCAACTCCATACTTCCAAGCAGGTGATTATCTACTTATCGATAGTGCTCCTAATGGATCTGGTGCTACTGAGCGTTATCCTGAACTCGTCAGAATTACTGAAGATGGTCTTCAGGGTGCTACTGCTGCTCCTTATTACCTCAAGGTTAAGCGTCATCCACTTGGTTCCTTTACCAAGTATAAGTTACAGCAACTAAATCCTGCAAGAGACTATCTCAATACACACCTAGATGCAACTAACGTCTGGAAGTGTAACATCGCATTTGATGCTACATGGACAACACAACTAGTCGATGCTACTGGTCCTGTTGATAACTTCTACCTATCTCAGTTTGGTGGTGGTCTAACAACTAACGATTACGTTATCGTTGATCGTGAAGATACCAACAACGACGGTGACTTCAATCAAGGTGAAATCGTCAAGGTTCAGACCCAGTTGGATCAAGTTTCCAAGAAACTGATCGTTACTAGTGGTTGTGACACTGCAAGCGAAAAAGATGTATTTGTTGTTGATAGTGTTACTGGTGACATCACTATTGGTGATGAGACAGTTCAGAACTCTGAACTCAACATCTATGGTTCACTGAAGATGGAAGGTGGTTGCGGTGCAACACCTATTGTCAATGACATCTTTAATGAGTTGTTGGATACCTCTGACAACGCTAAACTAACTCTAACTAACAGAGACTTCACTACCTACGAAATTGATACCTGCCAAGGTAACACAGTTATTGGTAATGAGTGGGGTTGGGTCTGGGCACTCCAAGGTTACTACGGTACTACCGCTGCTGCTCATACCACAAGTGCTGAAGTATTTGTATACACTAGAGACCCACAAACTGCACAAGCAACTGGTCCACAGACACTCCTAGGTTCTGTACTATCTGCTGGTCAAACACAATTCTTGGTTGCTAACAGCATCACTGGATTTGAAAAAGGTGACCTGATTGCAGTTATTGGTGGTGCAACTCAGGCAGAGATCATCAGAATTACAGATGATCCATTTGTTGACACTGGCACATCTGAACCACGTATTCCATTCGGCATTACTATTGACTATCCTAGTGGTGGTCGTGCTCAAGAAACAACAACAGCACAATCCTTCACGGTTGGCGCTACTGTTGTTAAGATCCAGAAGGACAGCAGAACTACAACTCTACTAGAGGCACTACCTGCATCTGGTAGAACTCAGGCACCATCGCCTAACACTAATCCTGATAGAGTTGTTCTTAAACTTGCTAACGGTAATCTAGTTTCTCAGAAACTTGACTACGAACAGTTCATCAGAATTGGCAATGAGTTCTTCTTCCCAGATAGTATCGATGGTAACGTTGACAGTTCCTTCGGTGTCAAGATGCCTAAGAGCATCAGAGATTCTCTCACTGCAACTGATCCAGAAAGAGATATTAGAAGATACTTTGGTGGTGGTAAACTAACCGTCAACGATGATATCAATATCAAGGCTGGTAACCTCAGAATGTATGGCACAGATAGCAAGACGCTTATCTTTAACGTTGCCAACGATGATGGTCACCCTGGCGATGGTGCAATCCTTGATCCAGTAACTGGACAAGGTGGTATGTACCTCAACGGTAGGGCAGACATCTTCGGTCAGTTGAGAGTATTCAAGCAGACTTGTCAAGAGAACGGTGTTTGCACCAATGATGTTCAATTCAGAGTACAGAACGATGATGGTTCTGTTGAAATGGGCGCTTCCCTATACATTAAGGGACAGATCATTGCAAACGCAGATAGCACCTCTGAAGTCCTACATATTGATAACTTGGGTGGTGCTGGTAACACTGGCGCTGGTCCTAAAGACTTCATCATGTACCAAGATGGATCTGTTGATGCATTCGGTATTAGAAGATACTTCAATGCTAATGGTGGTCGCCGCTGGACATATCTCGCAGCATCCACTACTGGATTTGGACAAGTTGTTGGTAACCCACTTCAGTCTAATGGCAACTATCTATGTAACCCATCATCTAGCGGAAACATGGTTGTTTATCTACCATCTGACGCACAAACAGGTGACATGATCAGGTTCATTGATATTAGTGGCAATCTTTCTTATGCTGCTAGCCTCATTATTCGTGCTCTACCTATCGGAACAACTGCTGTTCCTATCCAAGGTGATAGCACTGGTACTAAGGCATCTGCAGGATCTGCTGCTCCATCCGCAATCGCATGGAACAGCGGTGAGATGATCGTTCAAACAAGGAACGCATCATTCGGTCTGGTTTATGTTGGTGCATCTGATGCAGTTGGTGATCCTGACGCATCTGAAATTCCAACAGACCTACGCGGTTGGTGGATCGTAGAACTCTAAGGAACAAATGGCAGTAAGATACGGTATAGTCAAGTTCATGAAAAATGCCAAGATTGGCACTATCATGCCTTGGTCGGGGGATGGTAATACAGGTTTCGCCCTGTCTAACATCCCTCAAGGTTGGATTGTCTGCGATGGCAGACTACAAGATGCAGCGAGATATCCACTGTTGGCATCAATTATTGGTGACACATATGGTTCTGATACTGCATTTACGGGAGAGTTTCCTGAATTTGAAGGAAAATTTCGTGTACCAAACATGACACTCCAGATGCCAATCGATCTGGAACCTGATTATCTCAATCAACCAGAATATCAATATGGTCAAGCTGATGCATATGATGTGTTAGTTAACAACACATATACAGGAAATGCATTGGTTGGTGGTTTTGGTAGTATTAGTTTGAATGCACCTATTCCAATTACTATCAATGCTAACTGTGATATTGATTTTACTGTTGATCCATCACTAGTAATGAGTGGTAAGTTTACTAACATTACTATTGCACCACCAGACTTTAGCACAACAGTCTATACTATCAACAGAAAGTTAGGTATTAACCATACTCCTGGTCACTCACATCCTGGCACATATAGTAGAGCACAAGCACAATTTGCTGGACCACATCCATTTGAACCATCTGGTATTACTACTGGTGGTGGTATCTCTGGTAACTGTGTTAGTGACTATGGTTATTCAGAATGTCAGTTAACAAATGCTGCTACTGCACCATCATGGCAGCAAGGTAGAAATCTTATTACATATTACGGTGATGAACAGCACGAGTTCACACTACCAACAACAGATAGATTTTATAATTTTGAAGGATCTACCTACTGGTCTCAAGTTCCTGCAGCATCGTGGCCACCTGCACAGTCACATCCATCTGGTCTAGTTAAAGCAAATGATTTGCAGTATCAGTTTAATGGTAGTGCATATACTGCAACATATGATGTTCCTGTTCCAAATAAAAATCACCAGCAACCAGCATGGTCTGGTCTATTTCCAAAACCATTAGAGGTTGCTAATAGAAGAAACTACTTTGGTCCAACTACAAACTATGATCCAGACACTGCACCACCATATACTGTTACTAATGTAAGCATTTCACCAACTACTAGTTCTATTGATTTACCTGCAGGAACTGATCTTAATAGTGCTCCATCAGGTGAATTTGCACTAGACAATATTGTACCATTCATGTGGGTATACTTAGATGGTGTTGTCGCACCTGGCACACAAATTGTTGCTATTTCTAGAGAAGGTAGTAACACTGCAAACTATGTTTATACTCTTGACCTATCTCAACCAACAGTTAACTCTACAGCATTAACAGGTCAAACACTTAGCTTTAAGCACGGAACGTATCCAACTACGACAAACAACATTACCTCTCAGTTAGATCCAAATAGTTCTTCTTTCTTGGGTCATAACCATGGTAGTTTTGAGATGATCCAATCTAGAGGATCATTGGCGGCACCTACAGTATTTGCTGTAAATAATATTAGTTTAGGCACCGTAGCGCCTGAAAACATAGATGACGCCCTAAATATTATTGCTGAGGTATCAATGCCTGCGCTAGTTACGACGTTCTTAATTAAAGCATTCTAATGGCAGCACATTACTCAAAAGAAAGATCAAAATATGGATCTGGAACTGGTAGTATTATTGTATGGCCAGTAGAATTGCTTAGTGATGATCCTAATAATGAAGCAAATGTCAATCTTTTACCCGCTGGATATTTAAAGTGTGATGGATCCATCTACAAAGCAGAGGACTATCCCCAACTCGCTGAAATACTTGGCGTTGGGAGTGCATCTAAGTTTATTAGGCGTGACATTAGTAATAATATTATTGACGATGTAGACGAAGATGAGTTTATTGTTCCTGATTTAGGTTCCAAATATCCTAAACCAACTACAGGTGCTTCTGCTGGTACATATATTAATATTGTAACTGAAGATCAAAGTGAGACTGAGCGCCGTAGATCTGGTATGGGCATCATTTCTACACCAACTGCAGGTACAACAGTAGGAAATACTACAACCATCCCTGTTTCTTATGCTGGAACATTCAATGTACCATCACAAGAGATTGCACTAAAAGGTAAACCAGCATGGTCAAAAGGTGCAAATAATAGTGGATTTACTGACAGTGAGGCAGTAGACAGTTTAGCATTGCATTCACACATGCACTTCTCAACCACAAACAGATTGAGAATTAAAACTACCAACGAAGACACTGAGGCAAGATCTCAAGGTGTTGGTTATAGATTTGCAGCAACAACCATTCCTATTGATGATTGGTTAGATAATACACAATATCCTAATGGTGGTAGCACTGAAGGTGCTGGTACAAACCAACCACCATGCTGGGCGATTGCATCTGGACAAACGTCAAGATCTAACCCAATTGATACTAACATTGGATTTGAGGTTGTGTACTCAAACTACTGTTATGACTTATCTGGTTCTGGTGGTCTAAACACACTAAGATATCAATGTTTGTTAACACAGTCAACTGATTTTAGTTTAGAAGACGTTGACTTTGCTGCCCCACCAAACTTTATCAGCTTCGGTCTTGGATTTGGTACTTGTAGTCAGCAAGGTGCAGGTAATTATAATGATACTGGTACAGTCCCTGCTACCTATGTTACAGGTGCAACTGGTGTTCCTGTAGACTATAACAGCACCAGTCTATCTGATGTTGTTCCACTTAACAGTAACGGAGCATCAAAATCACAGACATCATTTCCTCAGGTCAATAACGTATTTACTGAGATTGATGAACTAGTGCAGAATGATGGAGATCCAACCATCCACGCACACAAAATTCTACTGACCCAGAATACACATACATACAAAATTAAGACCAATGGTTTCCTATTGTCCCCTGACAATCTACAAACGACATTGACACTACAAACCGATCAAGTTGCTTCACTTGATCAGGTTACCAGTCCTTATATCATCATGGAATATCTTATTAAGTATTAAAGACGATGACAGTAGCACCTAATCCCGCATATAGAAATAGAAGGGAGAACTATTATACTGATAAGTTCCCCGATACTCAAACTATTGGTACGATCATTCAGACACTGAAGTCTGTAGAAGGATCGTATGATCACAATAATATTCCTGCTCTAGTGCCTGGTCCTGGTGGCACTACAAAATATACTGAAATTTCTGGAGATGCTGAACCAGAGAACAATCCAGAGTATCAGTATGAAGGTTACATTTATTGTGATGGTTCAGAGTATAATATTGTTGATTATCCTGCTCTATATGAAGCGATTGGAAATGACTATGGTGGCACTGCTAGTGATGGAATTGATATCATCAACGGTGGTGCTGGATGGGGAGCAACTGTAACTGTTGCTATTGATGCTCCACCTAGTGGTGCTAATCAAGTATATCAGAGTGTTGTTCCAGTACAAGCAACTGCTACTGCAACTGTAGTTAATGGTGTCATTACTGGTGTAGAGGTAACTAATCCTGGTAGAGGATATGATCCACAAAATCCACCAGTAGTTACTTTCTCATCTTCAAATGGTGGCACGACACCAACATATGCATTGAGACTTAACGAAGACATTGGTGCTATTCAATCAATCAATAGAACCAATGTATTTGTATACTGGCCAGATACTAACATGGGAACATTTAAAGTTCCTGATCTTAAAGCAAAGAGAATTGTAGGAAATGGTCCTGTTTATGGTACTAACACACCAAACGTTGGTAACTCTGAACTAGGTGTAGGTATCAATACCATCGATGGTAACTGGTACATGGATAAACAGACCCAGAAAGATCAGTTTGCTTTGGGTAATATTACAACAACTGGATATACTAATGTTGTTGACAATGTGGAAGCAACAATTATTGGTGGTCAGGTAGTTAGTGTAACACTACAAGAGAAGAAAATTTCTGGTGCTCCACAGCACTCACACTTCTTGCTTCATACTGAAGCACCACAGGATTCTCCATCACCACAGGCAGTATCAGGTGACAGATACATCGTATCATACAAACCATCTACAGGTAAAGTCAATTCTTTCTTGCCACCAGGCGGTATTGCATACAACCACACTCACGTTCTATCTAAAGCACCTATTCTAGATGGTAGTGTTGGTACATACGACATCTTTAACTGGAGTGGTGGTGATGGTGGATCTGGTTCTATCAAAGAAGAAAACTATTACTATGCATCAGGTGGAGCAGGTGCAGGTTCATATATTGAACAAACAGGATATGCTACACCAACAGTTAAAAAGTTTACTGGAGTTAGTTTGATTGGTGGTAGACAGATTACCACTGATGGTGTTCCTATCTACGATACTACTGCGGCAGAATTTACTAGTGCAGGAAATTATAACACTACTGTACCATCTGATGTTGATCAGGCAACCATTACGTTAGTTGGTGGTGGTGGATCAGGTGCAGCGTATAATAATCAGGGAAATAATGGTGGTGGTTCATCACTTACTATTTCTGGTGGATCTGTTCTAAACATTACTGCAGGTGGCGGATCCCGTGGAAATGCTGCTAGCACAAATAGTGGTGGAACTGGTGGTGCTGCTGGAACACAATCACTGTCAGGAAGTATTGCTGGTCAATGCACAGAAATTCAAAATGGTGCAGGATCTACTGGTAATGGTGGTGATGGTGGTGCTGGACAATACTGGAATAAAAATTTAAGTGATCCTAGTGTTGTTCCTGATGGAGCAGAAGGTACAGCAGGCACCAATACAACAGGTGCAAATGGATCAAAAGGTAGATCTGCACCTATCGTTGACAGTGCAAATGTAGAAACTAACTTCACCTATGGTGGTGGCAATAGTCAAACTTGGACGCTACAACCAACTAATGCTAACTATGATATTACCGCTCTCACATGGGAGTTAGCAGGTGGTGGTGGTCGCGACTGTGGTAACTACGGTGGAAATGGTTGTGGTGCTGCTGGTGAAGGTGGTAAAGGTAAGTACATGAAGTTGGCATATGGTAATCCAACAGCGGGTACTGTATTCATTGTACAACCAGGACAATGGGGAAGAACATATAATGGATCTGCAGATGCTGCACACTCTGGTAAAGGTGGAAGAGCAGGTGATGGTCATAACAACAATGATGGTGGTGGTGGAGGTGCTGCTACTATTTTAAGACTACAATCTGGTAACACAATCATCGCTGGCGCTGGTGGCGGCGGTGGAGGTGGTGGATTTGGTGAAGGAACATGTGGTCAGGATGGTAGAAATAATAACAATCCTGGTGATAGTGTTATTGAAACAAGTCAAACACTGTTTACTGGTGGTGGTTCCACTGGTGGTAACTATGGTTGTACTGGTGGCGGCGGAGGCGGCGGCGGTGGAGGCTGCGGTCGTGCTGGTGACAGTGCTGGTGGATCACCAGGATCTGGTGGTGGTGGATCAGGTGGTCACGAACAAGGATATGGTGGTAGACGTGGTGTCTCTGCTATGAGAACAAATTATTTTACTAGTGTTATTTCTCAAGGTAATACTAACAGTGACAATGGATACGCTAAAGCAACAGTTACTGAAGACAGAGGATACTGGACTTCTGGTGGTGGTGGCGGTGGATCAGGTGGTCTCTACATCGTACAGATCCCATCAGATGCATTCGCAGGTCAATCTAGTATTCAGATTAGTGTAGGAGAAGGTGGATCTGGTGTCAGTAGTAATGGTGTCAGTTCTTCTAATGGATCCGATGGATATGCTAAGATTGAGTGGCAAACTATCACAGGATATGAAGGTGGCACAGAAAGTATCTCTGTAGGTGATGTATTCATCGCTGGTTCTGGTGACCAAGATAATGGTATGAACTTCTTCTCTTCTGGTAGTGGTTCAGGTAATAACGGTGGATTTAAACTACCAACAGATCAAGTTCCAACAGTAGAATTTGAAGGTGGTGGCGGTGGACAAGGTGCTGCAGCATCTGTAACTGTCAATAATGGTATAGTTTCTGGAATTTCTCTAACAAATAGTGGTAGTGGATATACTTCTGCACCTAGAGTTCGTATCTTAGGTGGTTGTGGTGTCAATAACCATGCTACTGTTGGTTTTGATGAGAATACTGGACAATTGCAAGGTTTAACCTTACAAAGTAGTGATCTACCTTCAACTTATCTAAAGTTTGGTGGCACACAGAATGATAGATTTGTAACGTTGGATACTGTTGATGCATCTGATATACAACGTGTTGTTGTAAAAGTTGCTAGAGGTAACAACCTCAACGGTGGTGAACTACCAGAGAATGGTGGTGATGAAATTCTACTGTATTACAACACAGATCAAAGTCTGAATTTCCCATCATCTGGATTTATCGGAACGTTGGTTCCTATTCCTACTGCACCTGAAATTGCATCAAATTATGATGGTACAGGATCAGGTAACAATCCAACCAACTGGTATTCATATAGTATTGATATTCCTGAAGCAGCAAGAGTAGAGAATGCACGTTTCTCTATCAGACAGAATAGAAGTGCTGCTAGTGGTAGTAATGACAATGCTGCTAACACTGATAACTATGGTTTAGTGGAAGTTGTTTATGAATTCCAACAAACTACTGATCTGGTATTTGTACCATCAGAGGGTAAGATGGCAATTTCTAATGATACTCAGCAGTATGATGTTCGTGGTGAAGCAGGATCTACATATACATCTGGTATATTCGCGAATGATCTAACATTAACACTATCATCTGCAAGTCCGATCATTCCTGTTGCTGCACTTGATCCAGACATCAACATACCATTGATTGAACCATACTTCCTAGTTAAGTATCTAATCAAGGCATACTAAATACATTCAGCACATAGTATATTCGCCTCTCATGGGTATTGTAGCAAATAGTAATGTACCAAATTTGGTATGTCAACTGAACTTGATGGATCGTGCCATTGTGTATAGAGGCATGATGAAGACAGTTCCTGATACATATTGGAATGATACTGTACGTCCTAAGTTATATCCTCTGTGGGACACAGAGAAGGATCGTCTAGTTGAATTCACTTGGTATGATAATAACACATATCATGTCACTAGAAGAAAGTTTGTCAAGAACTTCAAGACTGGTGAGTATGAGTGGAAAGACTATGAAATGGAACAGTCTGATGTAGATGCTGCTCGTACATTCTATGAGTTCTTGAGAGATACTTTCATGAACATCGAGCAACTACAGAATGAAGAGTTCCAAGAAGAAATGGGACGCATGTATGGTGAAGTTGCAAGCGAAACTTGGTTTACTGTTAGACTAGCACGTAACTTCCTACTACAAGAGAGTGACTTCTCAATGCTATCAGACAGTCCATTGTCTGATGACATGAAAGCATTGTATACTACATATCGTACCAAACTAAGAGATCTCCCTGCAATATTTGCTGACGTTGAGGATGTAAAGACAGTCAAGTTCCCAATGTCACCTGAAGCATTTGTCAATGTATATAAGGTAAACAATCCTGATGCAGTCTACCTTGACACTGAGGATCAGTGGACACTACCTGCTCACTTCTTCTATACTCAGTTTAAAGATAAGATGACAAGATATCTCATGGTTAGAGATATTACTGATAGAATGTATACACAGGCAATGATCAAAGCAATGAGAGAGCAACCTGTTGCACTTGGCATTGAAGGTACACCATGGAGTAATCAACATCAAAATCTTGATAGTATCAAGAGTTCCTTGGATGAACTACTAGCGAAGATGGAAGAAGAGAATGGAGGTGGAGAATGATTACTACGATCGAAAGTCTATCAGTATTTGAACTGATTGGTAGTCATTGTGTAATGAATAACAAATGCATTCTATATTTTGAGAATGCAAAGTGGGCAACGATGGATGATGCTGCTAAGACAGCATGTCTTGCTGCACTAGGAGAATATGCACCAGATGATGTTATTAGTATAATCAGTGGTGAGAGAGATTGTTGTATTGAGTATAGCAGTGAAGAAGTAGCATTGTTAAATGCATCTGAGTGGTTCCCACCAGTCTCAGCATATTCTAATGCTGATCATTATTTCAGAGCGTTGGTGTTTGACGCTGATGCTAACATAGTATTTGAGAACGTCGAGAAGGGCAGTTGACGCTCCCTTGACAGTGTGCTAGGATTGCCAAAGCGAGCAATCGACCATGCTTGAATTTTGTTATGAACTCCCTTATGAGGAACTTGATTTTACAGACCCAGACACTCGCCCGCTCTATCGGATCGGAAGAGGGGAGCAAGGGGTTTTATTGGTGCGCCCTTATACTAACGACATTTGTGCTCATTGGCGTTTTGTAGATGA